ACTTAAATAGTACTTATTTTTGATGCAGGTGTAGTTTAATGGTAGAACCTCAGCCTTCCAAGCTGACTACGGGAGTTCGATTCTCCTCACCTGCTCCATATAGTAATTAAAAACCTTATATTATATAAGGTTTTTTTATTTTTGTACTCCGAAAAATACTCTCAAATGCTTTTTAATAATATTTATCAGTAGTAAAAGCCATTTCTTTTCTTACTTCTTCTGTAATATTTCCATACGTATTTATCGTAGTAGTGATTCGTTTATGACCTAATCGATTTGAGATAACATACATATTCCATCCCTCTGTCATCATAGTAGTTGCGAATGTATGTCTTAAGTCGTACAAACGAATTTTAGTTACATCTGCTTTTTCAATATAATAGTTAAATAGATTTCTTAAATATGTGTCAGATAAAGGTTTTAAAGTTTTTGTATTTAAAATAATAGGTGTTTCATCAGTTATTTGTAGTTGCAAGTCATTTTGCAAAAAATTTTTCCATTTTTCTAGTTCTTCAATTAATTTATCTGAAATATCTAATTCTCTTTGAGAGTGTGGATTTTTGGTATTACTAAAAAAAGTATCAGCATTTGGATCATAATTAATTGAATGTCCTATATATATTGTTTTTAATTTGTTATTTATATTTCCAAAAGTAAGTGCTCTAGTTTCTCCAACCCTATCACCTAAATTGAAATCAAGTAGTGTAAATGTTCTTATTGTATATGCACGTAACTTTTCCATATCTGTACCATTTAATATATCATCATTTACAACATTCAAGAATGATTTTAGTTCTTCTGGTAGCCAATATTTCATTTTGTTTTTAGTTACTTTGTATGGATTAATGAATTGTGCAGGAGATACTACTAAATAATTATTCTTACAACACCAATTAAAAAAAGATTTTAAGGAAGTTAATAATTCATTTTTTTGTTTATTAGTAGTATTTTCCTTTTCAAAAAACATTACAATTTCGTTTTGCGTTATTTTTGATACTTTTTTATCATTAAATTTATATAAATGCGCATTATAGAATCTTTTTTTCTTCTTAACTGTATTATAGGCTAGTTTTTCAACTTTTTCACATTCATTAATATATTTGTTCCATAAAACCTCAAATGTTTCTCTAGAAGTCACTTTTTCATATTTAGAACGTTTACTTTTAAAATCATCTCTTAATTTAATTGCATCATTAATATCATATATTTTTTTTCCATCAATAGTAGATAATGTTGTTTTAGGTGTTGAAATAGAAACAATGTAATTTTTGTTTTTAATATTTTTATAAATATTTTGATATCTTGTTTTTGCGTATCTTTTTTTATCCATAATTATCACTTCTTTCTTGTAATTTGTTCGTTTTTTTGTTAAAATAAATGTATAGAAAAAGCAAATATTCATTTGAATACTTTTTCTATGAGTTCGTTTAAGATAGTTCAAACTTGGTAGGGGAGAACTATCTTTTTTTATGAAGTTGCATTATAGTAATTAATTCCATATGTGCAACTTGTTATTAAAATAAATATAATTAGTATTAAAATAACTACTATTATTATTTGACCTATGTGAAACTGACATTGGTCTCTTTTACAAACAGGACAAACTTTAGCATCATTATCAATTTCTGATTTGCAAAATTTACATTTTTTCATTTTAACTCCCTTTAATTATTTAATAGTTTAGATTTTTCTTTTTCAAATTCTTCTTGATTTATTATATTGTTATCTAATAAATCTTTTAATTTTTTTAGTTTGTCATATTTATCATCATTTTTGATTATATTTGTGACTCCTGATTCAACAGGCTTAATTGAATTAAATTGTTCTATGTAAGATTTTATTTCTCTGGCGTTTCTATTTAATGTTTTATCATCAAATGTACCACCAAAAACTATACTATTTTCATCTTCTAATGCTTGTTTTAATCCACCTTTTGATTCTTGACTTCCAATTATTACGAATTGAATATATCCAGTTGTTAATCCTGCTTCTTTTAATTGTATTGAAGAAATTTGCTTTAACATTATAGTTTTATCGCCTTTAAGTCCGTGTTTTGCAAATGAGCGAACTCCTTTTCTTCGAATTGTTAGTTTGTCATTATCTAAAATAACTATACATCTTCCACCATGCATTGAGGTAAATTTATATTCTTTACATATTCCTCTTTGTATAGTAGAAATTTTTGTACCACAATTAGTACAAAACGAAGCATTGTTTGTTAGTTGTTTCCCACAATTAGTACAAAATTGACTCATAATATACCTCCTTTACATCTATTAAAAAATATCTGTACTAGCATATTTTTTATCTAATTATAAACTAATTTAATTTAAAAATAATAATTTTTACATGAAATCTGTATTTTTTGACATGAATTATATATTGAGTGCAGAAAACAGGCCATTCATGTATTTTTTATTTATTTTTATTTTTAATTTTGATATTCTTTAGGTGGGTAGTAAATGTGCTAACTTAAAATGAATTTGATGTACTCATCTGCTTCATCTTCTGCATTTTCAATACTAAATTCAAACAGTTGTTCACATTTATTTAAGTGACTTAATTCTATATGTGCAAATTCATGTAATAAAGTAAGTTTCTTTTTATCTTTAGAAATATTCCAATTGATCACAACTAAATTTATATTTCTATATTTAAAAACGAAACCATATACCTTTTTAGGTAACTTTTTATATATTATTTTTGCATTATATTCTATTAAGTATTGTTGTTCATCAATTTCATTATTAAGCAAATAAGTTAACATTCAATACCTCCCAAAGAATTATTTATCTAAATCTTTGTCAACATCTTTTTTAATAGCATTTATTACTCCTAAAATTGCTTTTTTATCATCATCTGATAATTCTTTTGCTTTACTAAAAAGTAAATTGTCTAAATCACTATTATCTTTTTCTAAATTTTTATATTTACTTCTTCCGATTAAATAATCAACTGAAACATTAAAATAATCCGCGATATATTCTAACATTTCTGGTGCGGGAGTAGAATAATTTCTTTCCCATTTACTTATTAATGCAGGAGAAACATCTAATTCTTCGGCAATTTTATCTTGTGATAAATTTTTTTCTAATCTTAATTCCTTAAAAACATCTTGAAAACTTCTATCATTCATAATCTTTTCTCCTTCGTTATAATGATAACACAAAAAGTAGAGAAAATAAATACAAATTGTAAAAAAAGTATTGACATGACCAAAAAGTAGTGGTAATATTAAACTGTCAATACAAAAGGTAGAGACAGTGATAAAAAAGAAATCAAGCCATGTCGCCAAACTAGAACTTGATTTCAAGACTTAATCTTTATGAATGATGTTATTATTACCTTTAATAATTATAAAGTTAATAGTAATTCCATTACATAAAAGATTTAAAATTTTATTCAATGCTCTTTTCATACTATTAAGTTGAAAAAATATTGAATTAAGTACATATCTAATCAAGATTTTTTCTTGGTTAGATACCTAAATTATATTACAAAATGTAAAAAAGTGCAAGGAGGCGAAAAATGAAAAGAGAATGGTTAATTGCTTATAGAAAAGCAAAAGGATTAACTCAAAAAGAAGTTGCAGATTCAGTAAAGATATCGGCAATTACATATTCAGCATATGAATCAGGCTCTAGAACACCAAAACCAAAAGTGGCAATGATGATTGCAAGAGTATTTGATTTTGATTGGACAAAATTTTATGAGGGGGAATAGAGAAAAATGTATAGTGTAAAAGATGTAATGAAAATCACTGGATTTGGTGAAACAAAAAGTTATCGAATAATAACTAAATTGCAAGAAGCAATGAAAAAAGAAAATCCAAATGTGATTATCATTGGGAAAAGAATACCTAAACAATATTTTGATAAATATGTGTTAGGAAAAGAGTAGAAAGGAGGCGGATCAAAAAAATGAATAAGAAAGATAGATTAGTATACGTATTATTTATAGTTTTCTGTGTTGCAGGTATTATGCTTGTTTGTATAAATGCAGAACACTTTAACGAAAAAAAAGAATTATCTACACAACCAACCACAGTCGAAACTAGATAATTCAAATTAAATCGTAAATATAAAAAATTTACATTTAGTAATTATAGCAGAAAAACGAACAAAAGTCAAACAGGAGGTAAATAGTGAATGAAAGTTGGATAAAACTCCATAGTAAATTTTTAAATTGGGGATGGTATAAAAATAAAAATACAAAAATACTTTTCATTCATTGTTTATTAAAAGCAAATTGGCAAGATAGATATTTTGAGGGTTTACTAATCCAGAGAGGAAGTTTTGTTACATCATATAAAACATTAAGTGAAGAATTAGATATGACAATTCAAGAAATAAGAACTGCAATAAAACACTTAATTTCAACAGGGGAATTAACACAGAAGCAACATACTAAATTCTCAATAATATCAATAAAAAACTATGAATTATATCAGGCAATTAACACATTTTCTAACAAACAAGCAACAGGCGAGCAACAACAATATAAGAATATAGATAGTTATTATAGTACTTATATAAATAATATAGAGAAAAATTTTCATCGAAGTTTAGGCGATATAGAAAAAGAGGCAGTTAAAAAGTGGATAGAAGAAACTGATGATGTTAGAAAAATAAAATATGCAATTAATGAAACAATTATGAATGGAAAAACTAATTTGAAATATACTGAAGGGATTTTAAAAAATATAAAAAACAAATCATATGATGAACTTTTTACAAAAGAAGAAAATGACGAACTGGAAGAAATATTTGATTATGATTGGTTAGGAGAAGAATAATGAAAGGAATAATAGAAAAGGTAAATGAATGGCTAGATGAAACCATTAAAACAAAAAAAGCATTAAATAAAACCATTAGAGGATTAGAAAATCATATAGATGAAATGCTTGAAAAAATAGAAGATTATAAAACTGCAAAGAATTATGCAGTAAATCAAATGAATAAATATAAAACACAACTATCAGAACTTAATAAAAAGTATTGTGAATTAGAAATAAATAAAAATGAAATCGAAGCAGAATTAAAAAAAGAAATTAGAACACTTAAGAGAGAGAATAAAAAACTTTTGAAGGAGTTAGAGAATGTACAAATGTAATAATTGTGATTGTAAATTTGAAACCCCAAGGAAAGTAGATTTAGAAACATATTATGGTGTTTATTCAACCTTTGGAAATTCATATGGAGAAATGATTAATTTATGTCCTGACTGTAATGACAATGACATTACAGAGTATGATGAAGAGGAAGAAGAAAAAACAATAGAAGAAAGAGTTTATAACTACTTAGTAGAAAATCATAGAGGTAAAGAAAATTTAATTAAAAATCAAGCTTTAAGAGGCAAGTTTCAAGTTGGAAGCGACAAAGCAATGAGAAAGATTATACAAAACATTCGAGAAGATAAAAGTTTTAAAAGAATGGTAGGTAGTGTTTCAGGGGTTAAAGGTGGTTTTTATATCTGTATAACAGATGAAGAAATGGAAGAAACAATTGATAACATAAAGCACAGAGCAAACCAGATGTTAAGAATGTGTCATGTATTAGAATGGAAAAAGGAGTTAGACAAATGAAAGAAGAACAAACAAAAACAACATTAAAAAAAAATAAAGAAGGGTATGGTTATAAATATACAGAATTAGCAGAAATACATAATTATCTTGAAGAACATAATATGAAATATTATCAAACAATAGAAACAAATGACAAAAATGGTTGTGATTATATAATGACTTATAGATTTATTGATGGTAAATGGGAAGAAGAACCAAAAAGAGGTTGTAAGGTTGTAGATGCAATGTTAAGTGGAATTAAAAATCCAGCACAAGAACAAGGAAGCGCATTAACATATGCAAGAAGATATTCATTACTTATGGCTTTTGGATTAGCAACAGAAGATGATGATGCACGAAGTTTAGATGTTGAGAAAAAAGATGAGAACATTGATGAACTTGTAAAAAATTATAAATTTACATTTGGAAAATATGAAGGTTCAACTTTTGAAGAAATAGATGATGATGAATATTTAAAATATATATCAGGAATAACAAAAGATAAAAAATTAAAAGAAATGATAGATAGATATTTCTTTAATAAAATTACAACTGAAAAGAAAGAAGAAGTACACGATTTTAGTGATATGCCAATTCAAAAAGGACAAATTCAATTATTAAAATCGGAATTTAAAGATGATATGGAATCTTTGGGTAAAGAAGTAAAGGCTTTAGGGAAAAGTAGATTAAGTGAATTGAACTGCAAGGAAGCGTATGAAATATTGGAAAAAAAAGATAAAGAAAGAGAGGAAGTATTTTAATGAACGAGATAGAAGTTAAAAAATATGAATTACCAAAATTAGAAATAAAAAATTATGATGAAATATTAGAGCAGGCAAAAAAAGATACAGAAAAATATCAAAAATATATAGTAACAAAAGCAACTTTAGATGAAGATACAAAGAAAAGAGCAGAATTAAATAAGACTGCTAAAGCAATAAATGATAGAAGATTAGCAATAGAAAAAGAGATATCACAACCGATTAAAGAATTTAAATCAAAATGTGATGCAATAAAAAATCTTTATGAGGAAAGTTCAAGTTTATTAGATAAACAAATAAAAGTGTTTGAAGAACAAGAAAAGCAATCAAGAAAAGAAAAAATAGAAGTTATATTTAATGAAAATGTAAAAGAATTAGCAAATGTATTATCATTCGATAGTGTTTTCAACGAAAAATGGTTAAACAAGGGATCTTGGAAAGATGGTAAATTTGCATTGGAAAATGAATTAATCGAAAAAATAGATGTTATTAGAAAAGATTTAATAACAATAGAAAGTCTAAATAGTGAATACGAAATTGAATTAAAAAATGATTATCTAACACATTTTGAGTTAGGCGAAGTAATAAGAAAAAATAATAAACTTCAAGAACAAAAGCAATTATTAAACAAACAAAAAGAAGAAACAAAAGTAATTATAGAAGAACAAAAGCAAGAAGAAATAGAAAAAATGATTGATAATCCAGTAGAGGTAGAAGAAATAGATCCAATAAAAACATACACATTAAAAATTACTGGAACTTTATCACAACAAAAAGCATTAAAAAAATTTTTAGAAACTAATAATATGAAATTTGAAAGGGTTGAATAATATGAATTTTAAAGTAGGAGATAAAGTAAAAGGAATAAGTAATACTTATGGAATTACAAATTCAAATATGTATTTAGGAGAAGTAAAAAAGGTAGGCGACGATTATATAGAAATATTAATTTTAAAACATAAAAATCCTAGATGTATAGGAGATATTTATACTGCATTAAATCCAGAAGGTAAGTTTGAAATAGTAGAAAATTTAACAATATCACAATTGCAGAGCGAAATAGATAAATTATCAAATAAAGTACAAGAAGAATACAGTAAAGTAATAAGTAATAGAGATAGAGTAAATTACTTAAAAGAACAATTAAAGCAATTGAAAGAAGAATCTAAAAAAGAAAAAAATAAACCAATTATTGATGATGAAGAAAAGGAATATTTATCAGTAGTCATCAGGCCGTTTAAAGACAAAGTTAAATACATAGCAAAATACGGCGATTCAAGACTAGAATTTATAAGCATAAAATTAGTAGGAGATTCAGCAATGCTATTTCCATATTTTAACAAAAATACTATGTACAAAGGAATGGAATTAGAAAAGCAATACACGTTAAAGGAGTTGGGGTTAGATGAATAATAACTTTTTCTTCATAGGAAGATTAACAAGAAATCCAGAATTAAGATATACATCAAGTAATAAAGCAGTAACACAAATAGATTTAGCAATTGCTAATACAAAAGATGATACAACATTTGTACAAATAACACTATTTGAAAAAATGGCAGAAAACGTATGCAAATATTGTGAAAAAGGTGATTTAATCGGTTTTCAAGGAAGTGTTAAAAATCATAATTGGGAAGACTCAAAAGGTGTTAAACATTATGACTATACTTTTATGGCAAATAGAATGAGTTTTTTACAAACTAAACCAAATAATCAAGCAGAACAAAAAAAGCCAGAAATGACTGAAAAAAAGTCTACTGATGAGCAAATTTATGCCGATTTTGGCGATGCAATAGAAATTGATGAATCAGACATAGCATTCTAGATGATAGGAACACCAATTCAAATAATTCAGTGGTTATATTCAAAAGAAAAAGATAAACAATTTGAAATAAAAGAGAAAAGAAAGAAAAGGAGTTTATCGCAAAATTCTTATGCTTGGCAATTAATTACTGAAATAGGAAACTTAATAGGAAAATCTAAAGAAGAAGTGTACTTTGAAATGCTTAAGGCTTATGGACAAGTTAGTGAAATAAGTATGCTCTCTTCAATAGATCCTAAAGGTTATTTTAAATATTATCAAATAGTTTCAAAAAGATTATTTAATAATAGAGAATTTACAATATATAGAATTTATAAAGGAAGTAGTGAGTTTGATTCAAAAGAAATGTCAATTTTCATAGATGGAATAATACAAGAGTGTAAGCAATTAGATATAGAAACAATGACACCAGATGAAATAGCAAGATTAAATCTAATTTAGGGGGGTAATAAAATGGAAATACCAAAAAAAATAAGAGAACAATTAGATAAATTATATGAAGCAGATGATAATCAAGACTATATAGTCGGATTACAAAATCAATATATACCAAAAAAAGGTAGTGTGTTTGTAATAAGACATTATCATCATATTGATAGAAATAGAAATAACAATGAATTATGGAATTTAGTACCATTAACATATAATCAACACATAATTGAAGTTCATACAAAGAATAATCAAGAAGTAAAAGATTTAATATATGATTTTATGGTAGAAAAATTTCCAGAACACGAAGAACATTATAAAAAATATTTGAAAGAATGAGGAGGTAACAATGTTAAAAGTATATTTAAGTAGTGTAATAATATATTTCTTAATTTTTATGTCAGAAGGAATTATATTTAAAAAAGAATTTAATAAGGCACAAGAAATAATAAATAAGCATTTTGGTGAAGAAGTAAAAAAAGTTGGTTATCTTAAAACGACAATAAGTTATTTGTTAATTAGTTTTATACCAGTAATTAGATTAATTACATTTATAACAAAAATATGTATGACAATAGAACCAAAAAAATTCATAAAACTTATGGAAGAAAGTAAAAAAAATGAATAAGTATCATAACAAAAAGTGTACTTATAAAGATATGATATTCGATTCAAAAAAAGAAAGAGATTATTATATAGTTCTTGAAATGATGTTAAAAAATAAACAAATATCTGATTTAAGAACACAAGTAAAATTTGAATTGCAACCAAGTTTTAAATTTAAAGGAAAAACAATAAGGTCAATAAATTATATAGCAGATTTTACTTATGTAAAAGATGGAAAACTTATTATAGTTGATACTAAGGGTTATAGGACTGAAGTATACAAATTAAAGAAAAAACTAATGCAATATAAAGGTTATGACATAAAGGAGATTTGATGAGAGATAAGTTGATAATAGATAAAATAAAAAATGCTATATGTATACTTGATGATATAGATGATATGATCAGAACACAATCCATAGAACTTCAAAAAGTAGATTATAAATTATCAGATTTATATCATTTGATAGAAAATAACGAATTAAGTGATGAAGCAAGTATAAATGTGGTAAAAGAAATTCATGATTTAAGAAAAGAAAGAAGAAGTTTAAATAATGAACATGATTTAGAATTGGCATATCAAAATCAAAAATCGAAAATGATAGGAAATGATTCTAGACAATTCATTATGGCAGAAATAAATAAAACAAATAAAAGATTAAATAGTGAATATAAAAACAGAGTATATACAGAAGAAGAAATAGAAAAATTGATAAGTCCTAAAAAGAAAAGAGGAAGACCTAGAAAGGAACAATAAATGGAACTAACAATTGAAGAATTAACAAAGTTAAAAATAGAAAAACATTTTAAGAGTATAGACAATAAAAAGTACTATAAAGTAACAATTGAAGATTTAATAGATTTAAGTATAAAAGTTGTTAAATTGATGAAAAGGGAGTTATAAATGGAATTTGAAATAGTAGATAAAAAAATAAAAATAGATGAAAAAAGAAATATAAGTATAAAACTTATAAATGATCATTTTGAAAATGCTAAAAGGTATGGAATACCACATGCTCAATTAATAATAGCAGACATTCCTTATAACCTAGGCAATAAAGCATATGCAAGTAATCCACAATGGTACGTAGATGGCGATAATCAAAATGGCGAAAGCAAATTAGCAGGAACAAGTTTTTTTGATACAGATAACGATTTTAAAGTAAATAACTTCTTTGATTTTTGTACAAGGTATTTAAATAAAGAACCAAAATCAGGAGGTCAAAGAGGGAGAAGTAGCAATGCACCAGCAATGATTGTGTTCTGTGCATTTGAGCAAATACCAATGGTCGTAGAACAAGGCAAAAAGCACGGATTAAAACACAGTTATCCGTTGGTATTTTGTAAAAACTTTTCGGCACAGGTACTAAAGGCAAATATGAAAATAGTAAATGCTTGTGAATATGCAGTAGTTCTATATAGAGAAAAATTACCTAAATTTAATAATATAGGAATTGATGGTAAAAATCATATGATATTTAATTGGTTTGAGTGGAAAAAAGATAGTAAAGAAGTACCTAAAATTCATCCAACGCAAAAACCAGTAAATGTATTAAAAGAATTAATTAAAATTTTTACAGATGAGGGCGATGTAGTAATTGATCCGTGTTGTGGAAGTGCAAGTACTTTAAGAGCATGTGCAGAATTAAATAGAAGTTGTTACGGATTTGAAATAAAAAAGAATTTTTGCAAAGATGCAAAAGATAAAATGTTAAATAACATAGATAGACAAATATCTATATTTGAAGTGTAGGAGGAAAAATGAAAAAAATAGATTATAAAACAATAATACCAATTTTAGCAATAGTAATTATTCAAGCAATATTTGTGATAGTAGTAACAAATAAGGTTGTTGAATTAGAAAACAAAATAGATAACATAAAATTAATCAATAATATGTTTTACGAAGATTTGCAAAGAACATACGAATTTAAAGAGGAATTAAAATGATTTACATACTAGCATTTATCATAGGTTGCTTACTAATAAAAATGAATAACTTAAATAAAATGATAAAAGTATATAAAAACAATTATTACACGGCAATAGAAATTTTAGGTGAGTATGATCCTAAGTTGAAAGAATATTTAGAGAGAAAGGAATAATTATGGAATTAGAAAATTATGAATTAAATTTAAAATGCTCATTAGAAAAGTTAAAACAATATGGACGTATAAATGGTGATGGAGTTTATTCAGTAGAATATGCCGAAGGAAATTACATATATTTTTCACCATATAATGGTAGTTTTATTAGATTAGGCAGTTGGTGTAGTTTTAGTGGTATTGATTACAAAAGTTTATTAGAAGAAAAAATAAAAATTCTAAAAAATGCGAGAGTTATTAAAAGAAAGGAGAAATAAGAAATATGGGCAAAGAGAAAAAGCCAATAATAATAGAAACCGCAGATATATATTTACATTTTCCATACATAATGGAGGAGGAAGCAGATGATTTAGCAGATTTCTTAGAAGAAGAGCATATTGAATATGAAGGTGCAACCGACATATTTATAGACTTGCAGAATCAAGTTAAAAAGCAAAAAGAAGTTATTGATAAAACAATAAATGAATTATTTATTTTAAAAGATATGATATATAAACCAGAAATGAGAGAAGAAAATTTTGAAATTCAAAGAAAAATATCTTCATTAATAAAAAGATTAAAAGATAAAGAGGTTTAAATATGCTAACATTACCAATTAAGAAAAAATGGTTTGGCATGATAAAGTCAGGCGTAAAAAAAGAAGAATATAGGGAAATTAAACCTTATTGGACTAAAAGATTTAAAACAAGATGTCTACTTTTTAATCATGAAATGACTAAGGAAGAAATGAATTATTTATGTATAAATGAAGAAAGCATGAGTATTTATGTTATTTTCAAAAATGGTTATGGAACTGATAGTCCTAAAATAAAGTGCAAAGTAAAAATATTTACAGGTCAAGGCAAACCAGAATGGGGTGCAGAACCTGATAAAGAATATTATGTACTTAAAATATTAAGCGTGGAAGAGGTGTAAGAATGAATGAAGAGGAATTTATAACTAAATTTTATTCTTGTGATGACGAAGAACAATTTTTAAAAGACGTATATCATAATTTAAATTATTTACAACAAGAAAAACAACAACCTAAAATCCAAATAAGTGCTAGAGAAGAAGAGTATAGAAAATTAGAAGAAAATTGGAATAAGTTAAAAGAATATATAAAGCAAGAACCAACATTAGATTTTTATAATGATAAATTACCTTTTGAAGTTATAATGGTTAAAATAATAAATAAAATGCAAGAAATAGAACAAGGAAGTGATAGTAATGATAGTAATTAATTTAACTGATATTATTATTATATCTATAATTCTATTAATTATAGCAATATCTATTATAAAAATAATAATTGAAGAAATAAAAAAAATAGGTAAAAAAAATTGTTATGAATGTAAAAATTATCAATTATATGATGTTTGTAGTTGTGGAGATGGTTGTAGATATCAATGTATAAAAAATAATAGAATTGATAGTGTTGTAAGTATGAATTGCAATGAACATTATGAAAAATGTAAAGGAAGTGATAGTAATGAATAAAGAAATAATATCAAAAATAAAAGAAATGGCATATGAAAATGTTAATAAAAAATTAGAAGAAGAGAAAAAAGAAACAGAACGCAAAATAAATAGTGAATTAGAAATAGTTGAAGAAACATTAAAATATATTAAAAATAAATTGATATTCAAAAAAGTTGGAGATAATTGGAAACACGAGTATGTTTTAGTTACAGAAGAAATGTTTTTTGAAGATTATAGTAATGAACCAAAAAATTCTTGGAATAAAGGAATTGAAATTAGATACAAAAGAGAAAAAAAGTGGGATTATTTTATAAAAGTAAATGGGGAATATTATTATGATGTTAGATACATTATAGCAAACTATGAAGAAGATTTTGATGTTTTAGATAAAAGATTGAATAGATTAAGAGAAGATTTTTCAAACATAGAAGAAGTAAAAAAAGGTTTGTTAGAGCAAGAAGTGAAAATAAAAGAATTATTAGAACAATATCAAAAAATAGAAATAATAGAAGGAGATAGTAATGAATAAATATTGTTACGAAATAAAAGATGGAAAATGCAAGGGCTATTTTAAAATATATCAAGCAATAAATGGTTCTATTCAATTAATGATGGGAAATTGTAATACTACTTTAACAGCACAACAAATATTAGATTTAAATATATATACGTTTGATTTAATTGATTATGATCATGATAAATTTTTAGAATTTTATAAGTTAGGTGATAGTAATGTTAAAGATTAAAAATAAAAATAATTATGAAACAAAAGTTACTACTATAAATGGTTATTGTGGTACTGTTTATGAAGAAAATTTAAAATATTTTAGAAAAGAGTTAAAGAAAAAAGGCGGATATATAGATGGAATTGTAACAATAAAATCGATAGTAATATATCGAGAGAAAGTGAGTGAAGAATAATGAAAATAACAATATATGAATTATTAGGATTAGTTAAAGATGGTAAAGCACCTAAAAAAATAGCATATAATAGTGTAATACTTGAATATGCTGAAGGAAACGAAGATTATTATAGTTATTATGGTAGAGGTTTATTTGAGTATAAATTTACAACTTGTAATGACTTTTTAAATGATGAAGTAGAAATAATCGAAGAGCCAAAGAAGATAGAATATGAGCAAATCGAAGAATTAACTTGTAATGAATATGATTTTGAAAAGAAAACTATTAATTCATTAATAAAAAATCAAAGGAAATTAATTGATGAAGTAAATAAGTTGAAAGAAGGTAAATAGTGAACAGAGAAATAAAATTTAGAACATGGGACAGTGTTCACAATAAAATGATTTATCTTAAAGATGTTGCATTATGTGGATATGATAATGAATTTGATGTATACGAACTTTATTTTGAAGAAAATAATCTTAAATGTCGAGGATATGATGATTTTGATGATGATTTTGGCGGAACAATAGTTAATGAAACTGAATTGCCTATTATGGAATACACAGGTTTGAAGGATAAAAATGGTGTAGAAGTTTACGAAGGAGATAAAGTTATGTTTGATTATGAATGGACTAAACCTGATGAAATTGGTGTTATAACTTGGAATAAAGATACGGCTAGTTTTCAAATAAAAGGTCATATTCCTAGTTCTTCTATGAAACATTTAGATAGAATGAAAGTAATAGGAAATATTTATGAAAATGAGGAAGAATAAATGAATTATATTGATAATATGAAAAAAGATAGAGAATTATGTTTATCAGAAAACATTGAAGAAATAGAAAAAAGATTTGAACCTTGTACTGAATGCAAAGAATGTTATTTTTGTTCAAAACCTAATTATGATTTTCTACCTAAAATATGTATATTATATGCTAATAAAATCAAAGATAATCAAACAGGTTGTTTAGGTGGCTATAAGAAAAAGGAGAAAAATAATGAGAAATTTTCAAAAAATAGCAGATGAAATAATTAAAGTAATTGATGAAGAATGTGATTTTAATGAAGAAAGAATAATAGATATTATAGAGCAAATAGAAAAAATTAAAGATAGTAATTGTTATAAAGCACCAGAATTACAATATATGAGTTGGAATGGATTGGCAAATATATTATCTCAAAATTTTGTTTCTAGTAATTCAAAATGGGAAACAAAGATAATGATTATATTTAATGATTTAAGTGGTGATGTAGATGATTATTATGAAAATTAGGAGGAAATAAAGATGAATAAAGATGAATTAATAGATTATTGCAAAGAAGCAAGTCAAACTATAAGTGAACTCGACTATAAGAATAGAATATTAGAAAAAGAAAATCAAGAATTAAAGAAAAAATACGAAAATACAGTAGAAAAATTATCAGAGCAATTAGAATTATTAACATCAAAATTAGATGAATATGATTTAATTACTGATGAAAGAAATCAATTAAAGAAACAACTTGAAGAAAAGAAGATGCTTATTAAACAATGTGATTTATCAATATCAAAAGTTATGGATTGTTATTGTGAAAGAACTGATTGTTCTGGAAGAATAAAAGATAGTAAACAATATGATAGTTTAGTGCAAAAAGTAGAAACTCAACAAAAAGAGTTTATAAAATATTTAGAAGATAAAATATATAGTATTGAACCAAAAGGAACAGACATTAATTATAATTGTGAATATGATAGTGAAGAAGATTATGTAATGGCTATGCAAGAACAATCAAAATTAAATACTTTAAAAGAAATTTTACAAAAATACAAAAGTATAATAGGAGAATAGATATGAAAGTAAAAAGATTAAAGGAAATTTTAAATAATTTAGATAACAATTTAGAAGTTTTTATTAGAAATTCATTAAACATTTGTGGAACAATAGGAGAATTAGAACAAGTAGAAAAAAGTTTTTATGGTTTCTTTGGTGAAGATATTCCTTGTTTAATTTTAAATACATCTTATAGTAAAAAATTAAAAACAACTGATGATGAAGAAAATTATATTGACTATATCGAGAGCGATAATAAAAAATAATAGGAGATGATCTAAATCCTAGACACATTATAAAATTATTAAAAGGAGAATAGATAATATGAAAAAATATATAAAACATTTTATAACTATAACAAAACATAAATATTATGTAATGAAATTTTGTTTCAAATGTGGATTATACATGAGAGGTATAAAACATGATTTAAGCAAATATGGTATAACTGAATTTTTCAGTAGTGCAAAATATTTTCAAGGAACAAGTAGTCCGATTGATGCAGAAAAAAGTGAAAAAGGTTATAGTATAGCATGGCAACATCATAAAGGACATAATCCGCATCATTGGGAATATTGGATAGACAATATTGGTACATATAAAAATACTCCTTGCAAAATACCATATCAATATGTAGTAGAAATGATTTGTGATTGGCTAAGTGCAGGAATAGTTTATTCTAAACAAAAACCTAATTATAATAAATCATATATTGAACCACTAGAATATTACAATAAACATAAAAATGAAAGAATTTTCCATAAAGAAACACAAGAATTAATAGAATTATATTTAAATATGATAGCAAAAAATGGAATAAATTATTTTTGCAGAAATTGGAATAAATTAATAAAAACTTATGAATATGTTAATGGAAGATTACAGGGATAAGTATGAATGAAGAAGAAAAGAAATTAAGGGACGAACTTATAGAATTAAAGATTAAATATAAAAAATTAAAGCAAAGATATGAAAAAGTATCAGATGAATTATTAAAATATATTGTTAAGTATGGGAGGATAAAAAGTGGAAGAAATGAAGTATACGATAAAAGAAGCAAATAACGAAATAAACAAATTAACAAATTTGCTAAATTTATATATAGACAGAAAAAACTTACTATTTAATGAAACACAACCAAAAGTAGCAGATCCAAATGCAGAAAGAGTAGATGGAAGCATGACAAGAGAAGAAAAGTTTTTCAAATATGTTTACAAGTGTGAAGATGAAGAAATAGACTGGTGGATAGAAAAATTAAACATTTACATAATAGCATTAAATAACTATGTAGAAGCGGAACTAAAAAGAATTGGTGAGTATGAACCATTGAAAGCGAAAATAATCAAATTAAGAGAAGAAAAAGGAATGAAATGGGATGACATTGCAGAAGCAACACATTACTGCAGGAGACAATGTATAAATATATATAAAAATTATACAGGTAAAAGAAATGTTGAAGATTGCACACCAATTGCACTATTAAAATGATAAAATAGTATCATGGGAATAATATAAAATAATCCCATTACAACTCCTTTAAATAGAGCACTTAAAGGCTCTATAGAGATAATATAGGATTATGTTGTCTCTATAGTGTCCTTAAGACACATTCCCCTGACTATGTGCTACTTTATAGGTAGCATATTGAGTAAATAAAGAGAGAATGTTAGAGAGGACGTGTCTAACTGGTAGAACCTATTGATGACTATATCTATGGTACCTGATTAGCGATATAGACCAACAGGAATGGAAGCGAAATTTTATTTACTTGATATGGTGCTTATAAATAATAACTAGAAAGTTTTAGGACTTATAGTTCCTAGAGTATGCGTCTTTATAGGTTAAGGCACTAAATCTATAATGAGACAGGGGTAATTGCCTGACAATATGTATAGTCGCTTATGTACGAAAACATACGATAATCGTTATCGAAAAAACGATACTTTTTCATTTTATTTTTGAGTGTAGTTGCCGATAATGTAACAAAAAAATAAAACGTGTGTTGCTATGTGAACGCAACAATTATCAAACTATCTCTAGTAGGTAGTGTACTAATGATAAAGAATATACTATTTATATGGTGTAGGCGATTAAGTTCCGTTTGGCAGATGGGGAGCAGACCATCGTTATCATTAGTACAGTATCTATTAATACAACCAATAAGGTTGTTTTTTTATTGAGGAAAAAATATGAAGAAGAAAAAGGAAAATTTAAAATTATGTATGATATACCATTGTAAAGAATGTCCAAGAGCAAGAAAATGTGAAGAAGAACAAAAGAGGTATGAAAAAAATGTTAAGAATAATAATTAGTTTATTATTAGGCTATTTTATAGGAATGGCAAGTTGTTTATTACAAATAATACGAATGGAAAACAGAGAAAATAAAAAGATAGAGAAAATATTAAAAAGAGGTGAATAGTCGTGGCAAAAAGTAAAGTAGACTATTGGCTAACAGATGATGGTTTGACTTTACTCAAAGGCTGGGCTAGAGATGGTCTTACTGATGAACAAATAGCTAATAATTGTGGCATAAGAAGACAAACATTATACGAATGGAAGAAAAAATATAGTGACATAAATGACACCTTAAAAAAAAGTAAGAGTATTGTTGATTATGAAGTAGAGAATTCTTTATTAAAAAAAGCATTTGGTTACAATGCAAAAGTATTAAAACATATAAAAGTAAAGAAAGTAGACTATAATGATGATGGCTATAAAGTAAATGAGCATGAGGAAATAGTTGAAGTATATGATGAAGTACATATACCAGCAGATACTACGGCACAAATATTTTGGTTAAAAAATCGTAAACCAGATAAATGGAGAGAAAAACAACAAGAGGCACCAAATAATGAAAATGATCATGTTATTCTTGTTGATGATTTGAAAGATTATGAAAATAATAAAGATAAGTGATTTAATAATACCAAAATTTTATCCATTATTTCATGATACAAAACATATCCATCATGTAATAACAAGTGGTCGTGCTGGTACTAAATCAAGTTATATGGGAATTAAAGGCATAAGGACCATAGTTGATGATAATCCTGGTTCAGTAGTAGTTTTAAGAAAATTTCATAATAAACTAAAAAAGACAGTATTTAAAGAATGCTTAAGAGCAATAACAAGATTAGGCTATAATAAAAATGAATTTAAAATAACAGTAAGCCCTATGCAAATAACATACAAGAAAACTGGTAATACAATCTATTTTACAGGTAATGATTCAATAGATGACACTAAGGGTATGATAGATGAAGATAGACCAATAGTATTAGTACTAATAGATGAATTAACAGAGTTTTTTGATAAAGGCGAGGGAGAAGATGAATTACAAAATATAGAGGCTACTTTCATTCGTGGTAATGATGAGGACTTTGTTATAGAATATTACTTCAATCCTCCAAAAAATCCAAAAGCACCCATAATGGAATGGTGCGAAAAAATGGAGAGAAGACCAGACACTAAACATGTGCATGTCGATTACAGAGATGTACCTGTTAATTGGTTAGGTAAAAAATTAATAGAATCAGCAGAGATATTAAAAACAATAGATGAAGTAATGTATAATTGGCTATGGCTTGGCTTATGCACAGGAATAGATGAATTAATCTATTATATGTTTAATGAAAGTATTCATGTAAAAGAATGTACTCAAGATGATTGCAAGAATATGGAATATTGCTACATAGGAGTAGACTATGGGCAAATGAATGCTACAACATATGAAGCATTTGGAATAGATTATCAAAATAAATGTATTCGAGGAATAGATGAATATTATTATTCTGGTCGTGAGACTGGAAAGCAAAAGAGCCCGAGTGATTATGCATTAGATTTTAGAAAGTTTAAGGAAAGTCTTGAAGAACAAGGATTGACTATAAGATATGTATTTATAGATCCATCTGCAAAAGGATTAGCAGAAGAAATAAAAAAACAATGTCCAGATGTTATGATAAAGGATGCTAAAAATGATGTGTCTTTAGGAATAAGTAGAGTGCAAAAAGTATTGTCGCTATGTGCAATATTTATATCTCCTAAACAAAAAAATCTAATCAAGGAAATGTATCTATATGAATATGATGAAGATTCAATTGAAAAAGGTAAAGAAATACCAGTAAAGCAAAATGACCATTGTATGGATGCATTAAGGTACTTGATAATGGGTATATGGAAATTAATTAAGGCTATGATACCGATTCTAAAAGAATTAGAAAAGGAGGATGACAATGATAGGTAACTTAATAAATAAAGTTAAAGGATGGTGGCATAAAATGTTTGATTATAAAAAAATAGTAAATGACTTTGGATTAGATATGGAAACTAGCGAAAGTATATTAAATGCGATTCAAACATGGAGTAAAATATATAATAAACAAGAACCATGGATTGATGAAAATACTAAATCTTTGCATGTGGCAAGAACAATGTGTGAAAAAGTAGCAAAAGCAGTAACTATTGAATACAAAAGTACATGTTCAGAACCATATATTGATGGAATATATCAAAAATTGTTAAGAAAAAAAAGAAAATATACAGAGCAGATGTTAGGAAAATCTTCTGTTTTTTTTAGACCATATTTTAATGGTAAAGATATAAAAGTAAATGTAGTACAGGCAGATAAATTCATACCTGTTGCATTTGATGATGATGACAACTTAACAAGTTATATTTTAATAGATCAAGTAGTAAAAGAAGATAAAATATATACTAGACTTGAATATAACGAGTACAAAGATAATAAAATAACAATTAAAAATATTTGTTATAAGGGTTTCATTAGTGGTGTAACATTATCAAGTAAAATAAGCTTAACAGAAGTTGATAAATGGAAAGATATAAAAGATATAGAGACTATTGAAGGTGTAGATAGATTAATAGGTGGATTTGCTACAATGCCTACAGAAAATGATTTAGATAATAATAGTCCGATAGGACAACCTATTTATCATAATGCTATGGAATTGTTAGAAGAAGTAGATAATCAATTCTCTAGAATTATCCATGAATATGAAGGTACAGAATTAGCAATTGATATAGACCAAAGTATATGCTTACCAGATGGTAAAGGTGGTTTTAAAGTACCAAAAGGAAAAGACCGTTACTTTAGAAAATGGGATTTCGATGAAACAAAAGATAAATCAATGAATATATTTAGCCCAGAAATAAGAGATAATCCATTATTCAATGGACTTAATGAACACTTGATACAAATAGAAAGTGCATGTCATTTATCTCATGGTACACTTGCTAAACCAGAGGCAATTGAAAAAACGGCAACAGAAATGAAACAATCAAAACAAGATTATTATGTAACAGTGTCAGACATTCAATCAGTGTTACAAAGTGCTTTTGATGATTTAATTTATGGCATTTATGTATTATGTAAATTGTATGGTATTCCTGTAAAAAATAATTACTCTATGGAATATAACTGGGATGATAGCATTTTGGTTGATAAAGAAACAATTCAAAAACAATCACAATTAGAGCTTTCACAAGGAATAATTGATAGAGTAGCATATTTTATGACTACTCGTGACTGGAGTGAAGAAGAAGCAATAGAGTATATAAAGAAAATGAATGAGAGAAAAAAATTATTAGAACCAATAGAAGAAGAGGAAGACCCTGAAATGTAGGTGATTATTAGTGAATGATAAAAAAATAAATGAACTAATAAAACCAATAATAGATATCTATGACAATTTGGAACTTGAAATTGTAAAAGATATAGCAAATAGATTTGATAATTATGACATTTTAGGTGGTACTCTTGAGTGGAGATTAAAAAAACTTACTGAATTAGGAACATTCAGTAATGACATGGTAGAATTAATTTCTGAATATACAAATAAATCCAAAAAAGAAATATTGCAAATGCTAGAAGAAGCACAAGAAAATACTTTTAATATAGATTATTTAAATAAAGCATATGAAAATGGTATGATTAAAGTAAATCCTATGAAAGTATTAAAATCGCCAGCATTTGAGAATATAATTAGCAACTCATATAAGGAGTTAAACAAGACTTTTAGAATGATTAATACAAAAGCATTAGAAAATGTTAATCAGTTATATATGGACATAATAAATACCGCATATGTTGAAGTGGCAAGCGGTGTTTTTGATTATCAGAGTTCAATTAAAAGAGCATTAAACAAAATGGCTGAAAAAGGCATTAAATGTGCTTCATATGAACGAAAAGATGGAACAATAGTTAAATACTCTTTGCAAGGTACAATAAAAAGAGATGTAGTAACTGCAATAATTCAAACTGCTTGTAAATCATCAATGAAAATGTGTGAAGAATTAGAAGCAGAATATGTTGAGGTTACAAGTCATTTAGGAGCACGTACAGGTGATGGAATCCATCCTATTAGTAATCACGCTCATTGGCAAGGAAAAGTATATAAACTTAAAGGTTCAGATAAGTATGATAACTTTTATACTTCAACAGGTTACGGTGATATTTTAGGATTAGGAGGAGTTAATTGTAGACATAACTTTTATCCTTACTTTCCAGGAATAGATGAACCTAGCCAAATACAATATGATGAAGAAGAAAATAAAAAAGAATATGAAAGGCAACAAAAAGAAAACAGATTAAATAGAAAAAAGCAACAACAAAAAAGAATAAAAGAAGTTGCTATTCATAATGAGGATAAAGAAAAGATAAAAGAAACCAATAAAAATATAAAAAAGATAGATAATGAAATAAATGATATTAATACCAACTATTCAGATATTACAAAGGAGTTATTTGGTAATGCAACTCCTAATAGTCATAAAGTTCAAGATAGACAATATTTTGAAAAGGATAATATAAAGTATCAAGTCGATGGTAAAAACGTTGTTTTAGACTATTCTAAAAAAGAAAAAGAAATTGCTGAATGGTTAGAAAATACACTTGGTGGGGAATTATATATGTTACCTAGGATAAATAATCCAGAAGGAATACAAACTGCTGATTATTTATTTAGAGGTGAATGTTGGGATTTAAAAGAAATAACCAGCAAAAGTAAACAGGCTTTATATCATTCAGTTTATAAAAAGAAAAAACAAAGTAATAACTTCATTTTTGATATAACAAATTCTGATTTAACTCTAAATAATATAAAGCAACAAATAGGCAATTTGTATAAAAGAAAAGATTGTACATTTATTAATAAAATTATTATAAAGAAAAAAAACGATTCTTTAATATACAAGAGAAAATAAAAAAAAGAATGTGACCGCACTGTTAAGTCAGCACGACCACATTCATTACAAACATTATAGCAAAAAAACTATAATGTGTCAAATCGGAGTATAGCATAATTTGGTAGTGCTCTAGTTTTGGGAACTAGATTGTGTAAGTTCAAATCTTACTACTCCGACCATTAATATTATATTAAAAATATATCTAAAATATGCAAAGAATATAAAATGACTAACAAATTATCTTTTATCGTGAGGACATAAAGAGATACATTAAGTGCAAGACTTAACCTTACGACCATAAGTCAATAGAAATATTGGCTTTTTTCGTGTGGTATAGCAACGGTAGGACTAACAATATCTAAAAATCTAGGAGGACACGACCTCTGGAAAAAGTGGAAGGAGAAAAAGATATGAAAGAGTTTTTAGAAAGTTTAGAAATTGGAGAAGGAAAGGAAAAATTATCACAAGAGATAATTAAAAGCATTCTTGCAAAAAATGGTGAGATTGTAAAAGTTGAAAACAAAAAAATAGAAGATAAAAAAGATGAAGAAATAAAAAATTGTAAATCTACTATTGATAGTTTAAACGAACAATTAAAAAATATTCCAGATTCAAAAGAACTAGATGCACTAAAACAAGAAGTAGCAGACTTTAAAGAAAAGGAAGCTAAAAGAATCGCCGATGAAAAAGAGGCAAAAGAAAAGAGTATTAGAGATGAAAGAACTAATGCTTTTTTTAATGACATTAAATTTGCAAGTGAAAGCGCTAAAGCAGGAGTAATCGCTAAATTTAATGAGAAGAACTTTAACTATGATGAAGAATCTAAAAAGTTTTTAGGAGCAACAGAATGGTTAAACGACTTAAAAGAAAAGGACTCTGGGGCATTCCTTAGCGATGTTGTAAATCCAAAGTTTACAACAACACCAACTGCTCCAACAAAACCAAGTTCTATGGATGATGTTTTAGAAGTCATGGGACTTAAAAAAGAAAAGTAAGAGAGAGAGGAAAAAATTATGAATAATATTGAATTAAGTACAGTTTACTTACCTTTATTAGATGAGGTTTACAAACAAAACTCAAAAACTTCAATTCTAGAAGGTGATGAAGCTACAATGAAGCGTGGCGACAACGGGGAATTAAAAGTCGCAAAATTAGATATGGATGCATTAGGAGATTTTGATAGAAATTCAGGATATACTAAAGGTTCTACAACATTTAGATGGGAAACTATCAAATATGATAAGGAACGTTCACAAGATTTAAGAATTGATAGATTAAATAATGCAGAAGCATTAAGACTTCCATTTGCTAAATTATCAAGTACATTTATCAAAACAAAAGTTGTTCCAGAAACAGATGCTGCTCGTATTGCTAAAATAGCAGGAACAGAAGGTATAAGTGTAAAGGCTGAAAACTTATCAGACGGAGCATCAGTTATAAGTGCTTTAAGAGCATGTTCTAATAAAATGGATGAAGATGAAGTAGATGCAGAAAATAGAATACTTTTCATTACTCCAACATTAAGAGGAATGATTTCAGATTTAGATACTAATAAATCAAAAGAAGTATTAAGCAAATTCTCAACAATCATTGAAGTACCACAAACAAGAATGTACACAAAAATTGAATTAAAAGATGGTAAAACTGCTTATGGTTACGCAAAAGCAAAAGATGTATATGAAGCAACTAAAGATTCTTCTAAACAAAGTGGTAAAACTTACTACACTAAATCAGGAGAAAATTATACAAAATTTACTGATGAATCATTTACACCTGGAACAACTTATTATGAATTAGTAAGCGAAGCAGGTAAAGAAATTAATTTCCTATGTGTAGAAAGAAGTGCAGCAGTTGTTCATATGGAACAATTTATTAAATACTTTACACCAGATGAAGACCAAGATGGTGATGATAATGTATTTAAATATCGTAACAATAACTTATATGGACATGTATATGAAAATAAATTAGCAGGTGTATACTGCTCACATAAGGAGTAAGAAAATGAGTACATTTATAGGTATGGGAGCAAATGCTCCTAAAAAGAATATAGAGGCAGAATTAAAATCAAGAATTGCAGAACTTGAAAAAGAATTAGAAACTGCTATTGCTGATAAAAATAAAGCAGAAAAAGAATTAAAAAAATCAGCTAAAAATAGTAAAGATAAAACTGCAAAAGAAACAGATAAAAATAAAGCAGAATAGAAAGGAGTGATAAGGTATGAAGTCATATGTTGATTTTGATTATTATTCGAAAGAATATAATGGAACTTTAATACCAGAGAAATCATTTCCTAAAATATCAGTAGAAGCAAGTCAAAAAATTAATTATTTTACTCAAAACAGAATAGTTAAAGAAACAGAAGTAATTAAATATACGACTTGCTTAATTGCTGATGAAATTATGAAAAATGAAAACTTAAAAAACACTATATCTAATGATAAAGAGGTTGCAAGTGAATCAGTAGGACCTCATTCAGTATCATATGTTAATAAGGCGACTATTCAAAAAGAACAAATAAAAGATGATATAACTTTAAATAGATGCTTATATAATATTTGTTTAGAGAATTTACCAAATGAATTGATGTACAGAGGTATAAATGTTTCCAAACGAAATAACTATTTTTAACAAAATAGAAAACGATGATAAAACAACATATCATACAAAACATTTAAAAAATGTTATATGGTATGGTACAGATAACATTAATCTATCAGGTAAAGGTATTGTTAATTCTGATGACATTAATATAGTTATACCATTAGAAAGTTTATCGGATTATAAAAAAGTAAGTGAATTTAACGAATTAGATGATAAGTCTAATTTTTTTACATTACAAAAAGAAGATAAAATCGTTAAAGGTGTAGCAGATGATATTAAAAGTGTTAAAGAATTAAGCAAATATGAAAATGTAGTAACTATTAAAAGTATAGAAGAAAATTTGTTTGGTTCATCTATTGATAACATTTTAATAAAAGGTAAATAATGCATACAGATATTGAAATCTATATGGATCAAATTTCAATGATACTTTCAAAGCGAGGTTTAGAACCTGGTGGAAGAGTACAAAAGAAATTTACTATGGATGTTAGGAAATATTGTGAACCATATGTTCCTATGGATAAAAAAGTTCTTATAAATAATGTAACCTACGATAAGAATTACGAATCGTTTACTTATCAAAGCCCTTACGCACATTTTCTGTACGAAGGTAGATTGATGATAGATCCAAAAACTGGAAGTTCATATGCAAGAAAAGGTACCCAGAAAGTATATAAAACACCTACACAAGAATTAGAGTATAAAGGTGGTCCTATGAGAGGAAAACATTGGGACAAACGTATGTGGGCAGATAATGGAGAAAAAATCGTAAATTCAATACAAAAATATGTCGATAGAGGTGGCAAATGAGAAAGATAAAAACAATAGATGCTATAAGAAAGTTTTTCAAAAAAGAATGTTCTTATATAGACAAAAAATCAAAATTATGTGTAGATTTTCTTTCAAATGATTCGGTTTGCTTTTCAATAGAACCAGTTCCAGTCGAACCAATAGTTGAAGAATATATCGATGGTGGAAGAAGAGAGCAATTTGTTTTTGTATTAGCATGTATGTTTCCTTATAACGATGAAATTATGAATAACATAGATAATAGTGGTTTTTTTGAAACAATACAAGACTGGTTAGAAGAATGTACTGAAAACGGAGTTTTTCCTAAATTAGATAGTAATTATTCTCCAGTTGAAATAAAAGCAATAACAAGCGGTTATTTATTTGGCGTTAGCGATGATATGTCGAATGCTAGATATCAAATACAATGCCGTTTTTTATATGACAAGGAAGGTGAATAAAAAATGGAAAAGAGAAAGAGACATTTATGGGCTCAAGGTCTTAAAACAAGCGAAAATACATTCGATAGAATGGGTAAAGGTATTACAAGTCTAGAGTTATCTTATAACGCTTCTGAAACATCAGAAAAATATATAGATGAAGAAGTTAAAACAACAACTATCGATGAATATGCTCCTTCATTTGATGGAGAACAAACTTGTTATAAAGATGAACCTATTTTTGAATACTTAAACAAAAAAAGATTACAATTAGCAACTGGTAGTGATGCAGAAAGTGAAGTAATCAATGTAGACATTATGGATAAACAAACAGATGGTAGTTATACTGCTCAAGTATTTGCTTGTTCTATATCTATCACTTCATATGATGGTACAGTTCTTAAATATAAAGTTAATCTAAATAGTGCTCCAAAAAATGGTACTGCAACAATTGCTAATAAAAAAATAACATTCACAGAGAAAGATTCAGAATAATTAATGGCTTTTGGTGAAAACTTGTCAATTCTTATCGGAAAATCATTTGCTTTTGAAAATTTAGAGGAGCCTGTT